TTCATTTTATGCTGATACTAATTTACGAGAATCGTTATTAGAACGTGCTACGGAACGAGGAAATGTTTTTGATTTAGCACGTGCATTAGGATATAAACCAAACAATTCCGTAGCAGCACAAACAAGTTTAGATGTATTTCAATTAGTACCTGCAATTGGATCTGGCGCATCTGTAGCACCTGATTTTAACTATGCACTTTCTATAAAATCTGGAATGCAAATAAAACAACAAACCGGAGCGGCTGTATTTAGAACGTTAGAAGATGTGGATTTTGGATTTTCATCATCATTTAATCCTACGGAAGTTACTATATATGAAACTAATACTGCAACCAATCAACCTACATACTATTTACTTAAAAAATCAGCAAAAGCTGTTTCCGGACAAGTAAAAACTGCTACGTTTACATTTGGTTCTGCCGTAGCATATGATAAAATATTGTTACCAGATACCAACATTATAGAAATTATTTCTGTTACGGAAGCAGATGGAGATAATTGGTATCAAGTTCCATATTTAGCACAAGATACTATTTTCGAAGACGTTCCAAATCTTTTAGAAAATGATCCAGATTTAGTTGGATATCGAGATTCAGCACCGACACTTCTTAAAATGAGAAAAACTTCAAAACGTTTTGTTACTAGATTAAGAAGTGACAATCGTTTAGAATTGCAATTTGGTGCGGGGATATCTGACAATAATGATGAAGAAATAATTCCTAATCCAGATAATGTTGGTAACGGGTTAGCTGGTTTTAGAAGATCCGTAGACATTGATATTGATCCTTCAAATTTTTTATATACAAGAGCATATGGACAAGCACCTGCAAATACAACATTAACAGTTACATATACTGTTGGTAACGGAATACAAGATAATGTTCCTGCAGCTACTTTAAAAACTATTAGTTTTATCGATTATAATGAAAACGTTAATTCAGCAAATAATGCAGGACTAGTAAATTTTGTTAAAACATCAGTAGCCGTTACTAATCCAGATCCAGCAGCCGGCGGGAAAACTGCGGATACGTTGATTGATATTAAAAACAACGCATTGGCAAATTTTGCAACACAAAATCGTTTAGTAACAAGAGAAGATTACATTATACGTGCATATTCGATGCCATCAAAATACGGAAGCATAGCTAAAGCATATATCGTACCTGATGATCAAATTACTCAACAAGAATTAGTACAATCTCGAGTGCCAAATCCATTAGCATTAAACATGTATATTTTAGGATATGATCAAAACAAACAATTAATTGCATTGAATGATGCGGTTAAAGAAAATTTAAAAACGTATTTAGATTATTATAGAATTTTAACAGATGCAATAAATATTAAAGATGCATTTATAATTAATATTGGAATCAATTTTGAAATTTCAGTATTACCAAATTTTAATAGCAATGTAGTTAAACTTCGTTGTATCGATGAACTTAAAAAACTATTTAATGTGGATCGTTGGCAAATAAACCAACCTATTATAAAATCTGATGCTTTAACTACATTAGCTAATGTTCCTGGAGTACAGTCCGTAATCGGAGTTGAATTTAAAAATTTATATAAAACTAGTGACGGTTATTCTGGAAATGTTTATGATTTAAATACAGCTACGAGAAATGGAGTAATTTATCCGTCTCTAGACCCTAGTATTTTTGAAGTTAGATTTCCAAATCAAGATATACGCGGTAAAGTAACTGCTTTTTAAAGGATATAATAAATGTTTAGAATATTTTACGCACAACAAGATGCTACTTTATATGAATCAGCTCCTAACTATAATACGGGAATTGATGAAATATTAGAAATTGGTAAACGATTAGATACTGATGGCGAAAATCTATTAAAATCTAGATCTGTCGTAAAATTTGATATGGCAGAAATTTCTGCATCATTATCTAAATATGGAAAAACGGTTAATAATTGTAAATTTGTTTTACAATTGTTTACGTCACATGCAAAAAATTTACCATCAGAATATTCTATATATGCAAAACTAGTTGGCCAAAATTGGATAAATGGTACTGGTTTTCAATCAGGAGCAACGACGGATGGTGTAAGTTGGAATTATCCAATATCTGCTAGTTCTTGGTATTCTAGTAGTCAAAACATACAAATTGGTTCTAGCACATTGTATGTGTCGGGATCTGGTGCTGGGGGTTCGTGGATGTTTCAATCTGCGTCTGGAGGGTCTACTGCAGGATTAATTACTTCTGAATCTTTTTCTTATCGACCATCTGATATTAATATGGATGTTACAAATGCTGTAAAAGTATGGTTAAGTGGCAGTGGTGGCGCAACTATACCTAATTACGGATTTTTATTGCAATATTCGGATCCGGATGAAGCGGATAGTGCTGTAAAAGGATATATACGTTTCTTTAGTAGAGAAACTCATACTATATATGTTCCTAGGATAACAATGTATTGGGATGACACTACATTTACAACGGGATCATTAACTGCGGTTAATACTGAGTCATATACAACATATACTCGCGTTAAACCTACTTATAAAGATACAGAAATTGCAAAAATAAGAATTTTTGCGAGAGATAAGTATCCACAAAAATCCCCAACAAATGTATTTCCAATAGAAACTGTAAAATATTTACCTCAAACTACTTATTACACAGTTATCGATGCGTTAACAGAAGAAACCATAATTCCGTACGATGATATTTATAGTAAATTGAGTTGTGATTCAACAAGTAATTTTATATATTTAGATTTAAACGGTTTAATGCCAGAACGGTATTATCGTTTAGAATTAAAAATTAAAGATGGCATTGTTGAAGATTACATCACAGATCAAATTTACTTTAAAGTGATTCGATAATGGCAGAAATAACAAGACAATTTGATACGGTTAATTTACGAAAAAATGCAAAGTATTTAAAAAATGGATTAACTGTTACTTCTGATAATGTTAGCATTCATCCTCGCGATGCTGCTGGCAACATTACGTTACAAGAAGGATCTGAAACTAATCCGTTATTAATTATTGAGCCAACTGCTACGAAAATTTCTAACAATTCCATGTTAAAAATTTTAAATACGCGTTTTGAATATTTTAAATTTCCCGTTAGTACAACCGCTAGAACAGTTACATTAGATACTGATATCGATGCATTAACAAATTCTATTACGGATTTAGTTTATTCTAGATTTAAACCTGTCGATAATCAACAAATTCCTGTAACATCATTTCCTGGTGGATTGGAGTTTAGTGAAGTGGTTGATGGCCAACCACAAAATAATACCAATGCATATTACGTAACTAAAGAAATAAAAAATTCAGGAACGGATTTAAGATTTAGAATTAAAATTAATCATAGATATGACGGAGATGTGCCATATGGATCTGCATATTTTACTATAATAAAAAATGGTCCGGACACGGAAGGGTTGAATAGATCCTTTAAAGGTCCATTTGCTAATTTTCCGGCAGATGGTCATTTAAGTACAGATGGTTTTGGTTTAATACGTACGGAGGAAACGCAAACATTGATAATTGATGAAATCATACCAAATTCTCAATTTGAAATTGGGGACACATTCGGAATTGGTGCTTTTTCGGGACAAGATACACATATTATAATTGCAGATCAAACATATTGGGTGATTACGGATGCATCTAAAAATGTTGATTTATGGAATCAAACAATTGAATAAACATGTTAACGCAATATAAAAATATCGATGAAATAAAAAATGCGGTTCGGTCATTATCCGGAGAACGTATTGCAAATCGTAAACTTCAATTTGCTAGTTACGATATCAATGAATCCATACGTTTTAATACGGATATAACTACGCAAACAGATGCATCTCGAATTGAAATGCATGTTTATTCCAACGATACTTGGTTAACTGGTACGCATAAAATTGGCATAAAAAATAGTATACCAGAATATCGCGATAAAATTACTAATCAATTAATTACATTTGGTGCACAGCCAGTTGCAATCGATGTATATGATGAATTTTCTAAATTAAATTTAACTGCTGGCACATTTAGAATTGCAGTTAATTTCTTTAAAAATTTAATTGGAAGTTTTGAACGTCAACACTTAAGAATTGATGAAATTTCACCAGATCGTACGGAAATACGTTTACGTGCAATTGATGCTGAAGATTCTGAATTTTTACAACAAATAACAAATTATATCGATACAGTTAATCAAACGGCTAATGGAGTATCGTATAAATCTTATTTGTTAAATTTTAGCAGAAATCAATGTTTTGTTTTTGTTAATAGTGTCGTTGTTGGCGAATATTTGTATGTAAAATTATACGAACCATTACCATCTAATATAGAAACTGATTTTAAATGTTGGGTAGTAGAAGAACAAAAATCGTCATACATTGATAGAATTTCTATCTTACCGGCAATTACTAGACCGCAATACAATCAATTATCGAATCCAAATTGGTATGCGAATTCAGATTATAATATTTCTTCTGGAACTAATTTTGATTCGTGGAATGAATTATTAGGATCGTCCGTACAAACATCCCAACAAATCATAGATGCATATTTTTCTGGAAGTTTATCTGGAGTTAAATTAAATATAGATTTTTCCGATTTTAATAATTTTATTTTTTATAGTTCGGCAACAGAACGTTTAGAAAATTTTAAATACAAATTAGAATTATTAGAATATTACGATGCACAAAGCACGGCATTATCATATATATCTGGTTCCACTGCTACTACTAATGCCGCAGATTATACAGACAGAAAAACAGCATTAATTAGTGGTTTCGATGCATTTGAAAAGTTTTTATACTATGAATCGTCATCTAAATTAACAACTTACAATATTGCATTAGAAGCACCAACAGTGCCGGAATTAACCGGTAGTTATATTGCACCGGTACCAAAAGCTAACGCAACAAAACCATATTCATTATATCCGATATCTAGTTCGCAATTCCAATCATGGTATTCGTTGGTTTATTCTAGTGCTAGTTTGTATGATAACAGAAATATTCATTCTTTAATTAAAGCAGTTCCGGAATTTATTAGATTTGATTCCGGCAATGAAAATTTATCTACATTCGTTAACATGTTAGGGCATCATTACGATATACTTTATACGTATATTAATCACATGACCAAAATACATAATCGTGAAGAAAATCCTAAATTAGGTATGCCAAATGAATTGTTATATTCTGTAGCAAAACAATTTGGATGGAACTTAACAGACGGTAATCAGTATCAAGATTTATGGGGATATGTTTTAGGTACTGATTCTGCCGGTACGCCGTTAACTGGTTCTAATACGGTAGGAGATCCTAGCGTCCCGGGACGAGATATGACATACACAGTATGGCGTCGCATCATAAACAATTTACCATTGTTATTAAAAAGTAAAGGAACTAAACGAAGTGTACAAGCATTATTATCTTGTTATGGAATTCCTCAATCATTAATAACAATTAAAGAATATGGCGGTCCAAGACTCAATAGGGCACCTATATATGAAAAATTAAATTTCGATTATGCTTTAGATTTAATTAATACTACAGCTGGAATTGTAAAAATTATATATACTACTACTCCAACTGACATAGAATTTCGTTTTCGTACGGACAACGTAATTACCAATCCTACGATACCGTCTACAATGGAATTATTTGATATTAATGGCGGTCAAATGTACGCTACTGTAGATTTTGTATCAGGAACTAAAGGCACTATTTCATTAAATGGTAATGTATCGACACCGATTGAAATGTTTGATGGCGGATGGTTAAGTGTGTTAGTAACATATGATCCAAATACTGGAGATTCGTATGCAATAGTTAAACGTTCTAAATATGGAAAAATTGTAGCAGAAACATCGGCAACTGCGTCTAGCATTACAATTCCAACTGCTAATAGTACTATTACGTTTGGCGATTCGGTCAATGCATCTCGTTTAGACGGTCAACTTCAAGAAATACGTTTATGGAATCGCGCATCTTCAATTGAACCGTATTTTGATAATCACGTAAAAGCTCCATCTGCTTATAACAGTACAGATCCGTACAATGAATTGTTATTTAGATTGCCGCTTACGCAACAAGTTAATCACACATTAACCGGTTCATTGCAAGGCGTACAACCAGTAGCCACTGACTTCAGTGCGTCGATGCAATTTTGGTCTATTGCTACTCCGTATGATTCGATTGAAGAAACATATTATTTTGACGGAATATCATTAGCCGCAGGAACGTATGATGATAATAAAATAAGACTAGAAGACAACGAATTAGTTGGAACTTTAGATTTCAAAACTAGAGCAGAACGAAGTCAATTTGATAAAGCTCCATTAGATAGTAAAAAATTAGGAGTTTATTTTTCTCCGCAAACAATGATTGATGAAGATATCATTGCACAACTAGGATTTACTGAATTAGATAGTTTTATTGGAGATCCAGGAGAAACCGAATCAAAATCATATCCTCGATTAATTCAACGTGCGCAATCGTATTGGAAAAAATATGCAGAAGCTAATGATATTAATGCGTATATAAAAATATTCACATTGTTTGATTTATCATTCTTTCGACAATTAGAACAATTACTACCCGCACGTGTTGATAAATTAACTGGTATTTTAATTCAACCAAATATATTAGAACGTAGTAAAGACGTAGCATTGCCTAAGGTATCATATGAAGACAATGTTTTAAATGTTACTTTGCAAAGTGTCCCTCCAACCGCATCTGGAGATTATTTACAATATGTAGGAGGAATTGATGGACGTATATTAACATTGTCAGCAAATGACGATGATCAATACCAAGCATACTTAACTGCGTCTGATTCTAAAAGATACAACGGTACTACTTATTCATACGATTATCTTATATTTAATGGTACTACTTATATTACAGCATCAACTCCGTATTGGAGAAGTGAAGCATTAGATCCGGTAATAATTGATAGTACTACATCTGAATATCAAATCATTTCTTCTAGTTATGTAGCAGTATATACTGGACCTGTTTATGGATCTGGATCTTACGGAACTAGTAGTTATGCAACAGTATCATATAAATTTACCGGAAGTTTAGCACAAGTACAAAATTATTTACCAATTGGAATTGGCAATCAAAAATATAATGGTTCTAAACTAACTTCTCCAGACTTTAATATCAATTCTACGCAAACCGTCGACGGTGGTCCGGCAGTAGAATGGAAGACTGCAAATCCTAATCAGTTGATATATCAAACCTTAGGAGAACAAGGAAGTTTTGTTTTAGTATAAATTTTAATAGTAGATATTTATTTTAAATAGGAATAAAATATGGGATACTTAGATAATAGTTCTGTAACTGTTGATGCTATCTTAACTCTTAAAGGCCGAGAATTGCTAGCAAGAGGCGGGGATGCATTTAAAATTACTCAGTTTGCTTTAGGGGATGATGAAGTAGATTATTCGTTATGGAATCCAAATCATCCATTAGGAACTAACTACTACGGCGTAATCATTGAGAATATGCCAATAGTAGAAGCAGTTGCTGATGAAACTCAAGCGCTTCGTTACAAATTAATTACATTGCCAAAACAAACTACTAATATACCAGTAGTTACTGTAGGAAATACTGCTATTACTTTATTAGCATCTGGCGACGCTTCAGCAATTTCTCCAAATACTAGCAATTTAACTGGAGGTAATTCTAATTTAGGATATACAGCAATATTATCAGATTCTACAGTTGCCGATATTCAAGTAACACGTGCATTACAAAATTCCGTGTTGCCAACTAGTCCTAGATTTATTGGAGATAATGAAGATGCACAAAGTGTTGCAGTCGCTGGATTTGAATTCCGAGTTGTAGCAAAAGCACAATATATTGAAGATAAAACTGCAACCATTACTATTATTGGAAACGAAACTGGTGGTAGCGTTACTATTAATTTAACAGTTAAAAAAGTTACTGCAGTAACAAATAATGCAACTAGTTAATAAAGAAGTAAATATGAAAGATTTTATTAAAAAATTAAAACAACAACCTAAGCAAGGCGGATTTCCACTTGGAAATACGCAAGGAGGGCCAGGACGCGTATCTGGAGCTAGTTTATCACAAAATCAAAACATAGCTGCTCAAGCAGGTGCTGCATTTAATGAACAAGTACAACAATTAGCACAACAACTTGCTAACGAAATAATTGCAGAACAACAACAAACTACGATTCTTGCAAGAAACGGACGTATCTATACTAGATTTGATCAAACTAATGATGTAGTATCTAATCAGACCGAAACTGTTACTGCAGGTTTATGGAGTGATAATGTTGCTGGATTAACTACGTATTTTTCTTCGTCAGCACAAACTACATCGCAGAGAAGATATTATGTAGATGTATATCAAGAAACTCCTAGTGCTGACGGCGCTGCTGTACAATTTGCTTTAGCATATGGACATGCATTGGGAAGTGGTTCTTCGGCACTAGGTACTCAAAATGATTCTCCTACTAAAGCTGTTTATTCTCAATATAGACAACTTTTATTAAGTGCAAATCAATCCAGATTTACGACAGCCGGATCTGGTAGTACAGATTCTATATACGTATTAAATTTTAAAAGAAATCGTTTAAAGGAACGTTTAGATGCTGGCAATTTCGAACTACCTTTATTATCTATATCAACTCATGATGTTAATGCGACGGGATCCGTAACCGTGGGATCTACCGTAATTAAATTGATAGACGATTCTTCAATTGCATCTGCAACTATAGGAGATTCTGGAAAAGTCTATAACGTCGTTTCTGGTTCTATAACAAATGGAGTTTTCAACTCTACGACACCCATATATTATGGGTTAGCTTATCCAGATCATGGAGTATTGGTATTAGATGGAAAAATGTTAGACGGACAATTAAGTTTTGCTACTAATTTAAGTGGCAGTACGACTGCTGGAGCAGAAGGTAATAATCATTTCCTTTTATATCATTCAATTTCCGGATCTGGTGCATTATCTAATCAATTTTTAGCAAGAAATTCAGAAAAAATTACTAGTACACACTATTTTGTAAGAGTAAAAAATGCAGAATATAATTTTTCAAACAATCCATCTTATGTAACTGGAAGTGTTGGACAGATTTCACAAAACACATTTATCGGAGATCCTAAAACTTATATTACTACGGTTGGTTTATACAATGATAGTAGAGAATTATTAGCAGTTGCTAAATTAAGTAAACCATTATTGAAATCATTTCAAAGAGAAGCATTGATTCGAGTTAAGCTTGATTACTAAAATAATCAATGATTTGAGCCCTGTTATATTTATTATAAATGTAGCAGGGTTTTTACTATCATGGCAGATACAAATAGCATAGATATATATCAAGGAATCAATCCAACCGTTTTTAAAAAAGTGGATTCTAGCGATGTATCTAGCAATCCGTTTCAAACATATAAATTGTGGACGTTTTATTCGGGTAGCGCAACTTCAAGTTGTTTGCCATTAATTGGTATTTATTCCGATTTAAACAATCTTCCAGCACTAGATTCCGATGTTGCTTATAATAGTGCATCCAATGTAGATGGAAGTTTAAGATCCGTAACTTATTTTTCTATTAATCATCTTTTTTATAAAAATAAATTCGAACCGTATAATACTTTCGGTCCAACTAATTTCATACGAACACCTAAGTATTTGTATCAAACTGCTTCCGTTTTATCGATACCTAACATACGAGTTGGCGAAGGAATAAAACCTGCATCATTTACATTTACTGGCAGTGTTAATTTAGCTTCAGATATTTACGGAAATGTAATAGAAACTGCTTTTAATACAGCATCTATTGTTTCCGAAACGCAATATTACGAAGGTTTCAATGAATATTTTGATACAACACGTATTACGTATAAAAGTCAAAACGTAACATATCAGCCCGGAGTTACAACTACAACTGGAGCAACTTCTTCAATTGGATTATCAGCTAAATTCAATGGCAACGGTTACATAAAAGATGATATATTAGGACAATACAATAGAAGTAATGATTATAGTATTGCATTTTTTATATCTGGTGCAAATTCTACAATAAATAATGAGTTAGTATTAACTAAAGCTTCCGGAAGTAATACTCCAAAATATCCATTTCGAATAGAATTAAGCGGTAGCAATCAATTAATTTTTTCAGCTGCTGGCAGTACTACATTTAAAACACAAATTACTTCATCTACTTTCGTTACTGCATCTTGGTATCATGTTGTATGTCAAAAAACTGGAAGTAATTTACAAATGTATATTAACGGCACGCTTCATGCATCTGCTAGTAGTACGTTGTTAGCAATGCCAAACGGCCCATTTACTTCATCTGCAAGAATAGATAACGAACATCCGATGTATATAGGAGGATATTCTGCAACATCGAATAATTTGCAAGGTTCTTTAGATGAAATAAGAATTTATAACAAAGCATTGAATGCTACACAAATTGGATATTTAGCAGATCGAACAGAAGGCGGAACTATGTTGCAAACTAATAAAGTTGGAAATGTATTTTCTAAACAAGGAATGGTTGTAATATCTAGTCCAGACTATCGATATAATAATATTTTAAATGCACCGTATACTGCAAGTTATCGTAGTACTCTATCAATGTATGAATTAGGTGTTGTAACTAAAATTGATGCGGGAGATTTTAATTTATCATTGAATCCTAGTTTAACAATGGATGATGACGTTACGTATCAAACGTTTGCTAGTTCTAGTGCGTTTTCTCCTTACATAACTACAATTGGATTGTATGACGATTACGGACAATTGTTAGCAATTGCTAAATTAGCACAACCTATTAAAAAACGAGATGATGTTGATATGAATTTTTTCATACGACTTGATATTGATAAAAATATTTTACCGGGATAATGCATGATACGTTTAAAACAATTATTGCGAGAAATGTCTGATTCGGATATTCGTCGTTGTTTGGATAAAATTCAAAACAAACAATTCAAACTTATAGCACAAGGCGATAATGGTCGAGTTTATGAAATTAACGATGAAGACAAAGTATTTAAAATTACTAAAGAACAAGATGAATATGAAGTAGCACGTAATATCGTGAATCGTTATACTGAATTTACTACGTTTATTCCTGTTTATTACGTTGATGGTAAAAACATGTATATCATGGCAAATGCAACGGAATTACCAACGCGCACAAAACGTGAAATAGATTTGTTTATGCAAGACTTTGCTGTGTTTGCAAGAAGTGAAGGCGGAGAAGTTTCCATATTTGATTTTTTAGATGAAACAGATTCTATAGATCCGCTACTAGATAATTTTTTAAATGCGCTTAAAACTGATGTTAATAGAATAGGAATACCGGAATTTGATTTAGATTTAGATTTTCGATCCGATAATGTCATGATGTGGACCGGAAATTTAGTATTAGTTGATTGGTAAATATTTATTATATATGAAACAGAACCTATTAGAACGTATTATTAGAACAATGCTTTTTGAACAAAGCGAAGTTACTCCAATTGAATATGATCCAGAAGATATCCCGGTAAAAATTTCATTGATGAATGGTGCTGATAAAACAACTGAAAGATCAGAATACGAAGCTGCAGGTGCGGTATATGGATTTGATGTAAGAGTTATTGCAAAAAAATTCAAACCAAAACAAGAACCTGGCACGGATAAACAAAAATCTAAATTACCGAAAGTACGTGCTTCTGAAGATGTTTTATTTAAATCTATTAATGATGTGTTAAAACAACCGCAATTTGCTAAAGTAACAAATATTTTAAACCAAGATCATGTGGCACTGATAAGTGGAGATTTACGACCATCTGCTAGAGTTTTTTCTTTTAGATGTTGGGTATTTGACCGTGAATTTTTTGCTAATCAAACTGAATTGTTTTTAAAGAAAGATAAAGATACAACTGGCGATCAGGTACAAATATTCATACGAACCCTCGAACGAATAGGCGATTCTTCAATAAACAAATTTGAAAATGGAGAATATTATGCGAAACAATTGTTACTAGAAAAAGGTTTAAATCGACAAAATGTAGATCCAAATGGATTAAAACAATATGAAGAATGGTACAACAAATTAAAAAAAATTAATATTACATTACCAACCGTAGATTTTACAAAAATAGATATTAGCAAATTACCAGAAGCGCCAGTTAACGAGCCAGATCCTCCAATTGAAAAAATATATACTATCAACCTAAACGGCAAAGATGTAGATCTATATAGTAAAATGGAAAATCAAGAAATAACAATTATTTTTACATTTTTAGCAGATAAAATTTTAAGTAAAGTTACAAAAACGTTTTTATTTACAGGAGATATATTAGATGATAAATATGAACAAGATATAATTCAATATATAGGTTCTGTAACAGATCCAGTTACGATGAATAAAATATTTATTGGAACGATACAAGCTGAAGCTTATAATTCTGCTACTCTAGAATTAGAGTATCGTTTTTGGCAAGGAACAATTACTGATTTTAAATTTTGGGAAGAAGGCGGCGGCATAATGAAAGATTATCTAGTATCAGGAGATGTAGAAAATGGAGTTTTTGTAGATTCGGCAACGATAACGAAGCCGAATGGAAAAACTAGTACTTGGAAAGAATATATAGATTGGAAAAAATCTAATTAGAATAAATAAAATAATAGTTATGGCAAAAAATCATTGGCACAGCGCTGGTAGTTCAAAACGAGCTGCTGCATATAAATACGGTTACAAATCAGGATTAGAACATGTTGTAGCTGAACAAATAAAATCAGCTGATTATCCTTTGAAATATGAAACTGAAACATTAAATTACATAGTACCGGAGCGTCAAGCAAAATATACTCCAGACTTTGTATTCGTTAAACGTAACGGCGAATTAATGTTTATTGAAACTAAAGGACGATGGACTAGTGCGGATCGTTTAAAAATGAAACATGTATTAGCATCGAATCCTGGAATTGATATTCGCATGGTATTTCAAACTCCTACTCAAAAAATATCTAAAGGAAGCCAAACTACATATGAAGCATATGCTGCAAAATTAGGAATTAAACATGTTGCAAAAAAAGAAATTCCTGCAGAATGGTTCGCGGAATGTCTACGTGACGGAGAAGAAGTTATCGATGTTAAGAAATTTTTTACGTAAAGATTTGAAATGTGAAAAATTTTTAATACATTCAATGAAATTAATGTTTCATATTAATTAATGATTGATTCAGTATTGAATCGATCGTTAGACCAGAAATGTAATGTATGTGTCTAACCAATATTATTAATTATAATATATTAATATAAATAATTGGATTAATACAGTATTTTATTTATATTATATTAGTGAAGAATATTAAATTATTACAATTATTAGAATCAATTCTAGGTAAAGGTAAATCTACTTCTGGTAATAATATCGCATTCTTTTCTCCGTTTGTTTCTCACTATAAACCAAAATTAGAAATTGATATTCACACAAATTCTAACGGAGAAAATCCATGGCACTGTTGGATATCTGATAAAAAAGGACGCAGCATTGCGTCGTTATTCAAACAATTAAATCTTCCCAAAGAACGTTTCGAACAATTGGAACGGATAATTGAATCTACAAAATACCGACAAACTACAGTTACCGTATCTAAGCCAGATGTTGTACAATTACCGGTAGATTACAAACCATTATGGATTAAAAAAAATACTCCGGATTATAAAAACGCAATACATTATTTAAATAATCGCAACGTTACTGTTTTTGATATAGTTAAATATCGAATTGGATATTGCGAAGCTGGAGAATATGCTGGTAAGATAATCATACCTAGTTATGACGCGGCCGGACAATTGAATTATTTTGTAAGCCGTGCTTTTTATAAGGCAGATACACAAAAACATAAAAATCCTAAAGTATCTAAAGACATTATTGGTTTTGATTTAACAATTAATTGGTCACAGCCGATAGTGTTATGCGAAGGTTCATTTGATGCAATTGCGGTAAAACGAAATGCAATTCCATTATTTGGAAAAATAATACAACCTGCACTACAAAAGAAAATCATACAAGAACGAGTACGAGACATTTATATTTGTTTGGATGCCGATGCATTGAAGAATGCAATTAGTATTGCAGAACGTTTCATGGCAGAAGGATTAAATGTTTATTTCGTAGAATTGCAAAATCAAGATGCAGCTGAATTAGGATTCGAACGCATTACGGAAATTATTGAAAATACCGATGTATTAACATTTGAACGTTTAATGCAATTAAAAATGGGACTCATATGGACATAAAACATTATGATATTGGATTAAAGTGGATTGATAAAATTTATCACATTTCCGACGTACATATACGAACATTGAAACGACATCGAGAATATCGAGAAGTGTTTCAAAACATGTTTAACTACATAGCACAACACGCTACTGATAATAGTATTGCTGTAGTTACTGGAGATATCGTTCATAGCAAATTGGATATGTCTCCGGAACTTATCGATATGTTAGTTGAATTTTTCGATGGGTTTACGATTCCAACCGTAGTGATACTAG